CTTATAGGACGTTATCGCAGAGCGGCTTTAAAACAAACCTTCAAAGCCTACCCTGACTTTTATGAAAATTATATGGTTACAAAAAGAACAAGGGATGATTTACGCAGAGGACAAAATCCACCCTCAATATTAGAACAGCTTTCTACAACATATTAGAATTACTACACATATAAACCTTAAATTTCACAATGGCTCTATCATACGTCGACTATACCGGAGACAACTCCGAAACCGAATTCAGTCTCACCTTTGATTATATCAAACAAGCTCATGTTACGGTTCAAGAAAATGAAGTAACGAAAACGAATGCCGCCGGTGCTGGTAACTATACTATCAATGAGACGACAAAAAAGGTGGTGTTCGGAACCGCTCCCGGAACGTCGGTTAGAATTCATATCTTTAGAACCACCCCTAATACGATTGCGACTTCCTCCATTGCTTTTACCAAGGGATCAGGAATTCGAGAACAGGAACTTGATAACCTCCAAAAAGAAGACCTGTATATAGCCCAGGAGATCCAGGACTCACTCAAAGGCACTCACGATTACCTGCTGGTCAATGAACGGTCATCCGATCCAGCCAACCCCTCCGAGGGTCAATTCGTTATTTGGATGAGTGATGGAACCGGAGCAGGTGATGATGGAGATATCATGATTAAAATCCAAGCCGGTGCTGTGGTGAAAACCAAGACCCTTGTTGATTATTCTGCGTAAGCCACCACCAATGAATAAATTTGAAACTGCGCTGATCGAACTACACACCGAGGCGGTTAAAAAGCTGATTGAACGCATCCAGGAGGATGAATGTCCAGCCGCTGTCATTAAAGAAGCCAGGGAGATGCTCCGGGATAACCGCATCGACCTTGCTCATCCCTTCCTGAAGGGGACTCCAATGGCGAACCTGGCAACTGTCCTTCCGTTCGCCGATGACGATGGTGATGTAGCCGTTGAAAATTAATGGACCCCCAACTCAAGGACTTCAGAAACTTTCTGTACCTTGTGTGGAAGCACCTGAGATTGCCTGATCCCACCCCGGTGCAATACGACATAGCCAGCTACCTTCAACACGGGCCCCGTCGTAGGATAGTCAAAGCTTTCCGTGGGGTGGGAAAAAGCTGGATCACCGCAGCCTATGCCTTATGGCAACTCCTGAAAAACCCACAAATAAAAATCGAGGTCGTCTCTGCCAGTAAAAGTTTGGCTAATGACTTCAGCACCTTTTGTTTCCAACTGCTTAACTCCATGGAGCTTCTGTCCCATCTGAAACCTCCTGATCACTCCAAGATCAAACGGTCAAGCAAGCTGGAATTCGATGTGCTGCCCGCCTTGGAATCCAAAGATCCCTCGGTGAAATCCGTGGGTATCACCGGGCAAGTCACCGGGACCAGAGCCGACATAATAATTGCGGATGATATCGAGACCCCCAACAACACGGCTACCCAGGAGGCCCGAGACAAGCTATCCGAAGCTGTTCGAGAGTTCGATGCCATCGGTAAACCTAATTTCGACTGCATCTACCTGGGAACACCCCACACGGAGCAGTCCCTGTACAACGTCCTAACTGACCGAGGATACGATAAGAGGGTGTGGCCCGCCCGATACCCCTCGGAAAAGCTCATAGACGCCTACGATGGACGCCTGGCCCCCTTCCTGAGCAAGCAGTGGACGGCAGAACTCGTAGGTCAGCCCACAGATCCAGAAAGGTTCGATGATATCGATCTACTGGAGCGTGAGGCCGACGGTAAAACCTGGTTTCAACTACAATACATGCTCGACACCACCCTGGCGGATTCCGACCGGTATCCACTTAAACTGTCCGACTTGATCGTTATGGATCTGGACTCGGAGACGGCTCCAGAGAAGCTGGTGTGGGCACGCGAATTGAGTCTGGAGTGGTCATCCGATATCATCTCCTGCGTAGGACTACGAGGCGATCGCTACTACAGGCCCTTTAAGGCCATGGGCGACCACATCCCCTATACCGGCTCAGTGATGTCGATCGATCCCGCCGGGCGCGGTAAGGATGAGACCGGGTATGCCGTGGTAAAGATGCTCAACGGGTTCCTGTATGTTCCCGAAGCCGGAGGGCTCATGGGAGGTTACGACGAGAACACTCTACTGGAACTAAAGAGGGTGCTTATACGGAATCGGGTCAACGAACTCATCATCGAGTCGAACTTCGGAGACGGTATGTTCATGGCCCTGCTTAAACCCATATTGACAGCGGTTCAATTCCAGGGGACCGCCGATGAAATCCCAAGGTATTCGGTCACCATCGAAGAGGTTCGACATCACACCCAGAAGGAGTCACGAATTATCGATACCCTGGAACCGGTGCTCAACCGACATCGTCTTGTTGTTGATCCCAAGGTCATCCAAAAGGACCAGGAGTCAACCAAGGGGTATCACAAGGAGCACCAGTTGTATTACCAATTGTTCTGGCAGATGTCTCGACTCACCAGTGACCGTGGGAGTTTGCGGCAAGATGACCGTTTAGATGCCCTGTCCCAAGGTGTAGCCTACTGGATCGACCGTATCTCTCAGGATGAAGATCATCAAATGGCCAGTCGCAAAGAACGAATACTGGACAAGGAACTAAGAAGCTTCATGGACACAGCCCTTGGTCAAGTCCCACGGCGTCCTTCTTTTATCACTTCAAACATAGGTGTCCACCGTAATATCAATTAACCAATGATTTCAATAGTTTACTCTTCATTTATCGGATGTATAGCTCGGGTAATGGCGGTTAAATCCACTTTAGCTTTTGACTTTGATAACCTTAAATACTGGTGCGTTGGAGGACTCATCTCTAACGACTGGCAATTCGGTGATGGTCAAACGATTATGTGGTCTAACGACGATTATTTAGAGCTTCCCTAAACCAACTTACTCACAAGATATAACCCCTTAAACTCATACAAGATACATGGCTGGATTAAAAATTCGCGATGCCACTAACCTGGCAACCCTGGCTGGGACAGAAAACCTGGCTGCTGATGACGGCACTTCTACTGCACGTCGCATTCTAATAAACACCATCTGGAGTGAAAATACAAATGCCCGCGTCATTACCCAAGGTGCTCTAACAGATCCCGCAGTTGGACTTAGCCACACGGCTACCTGGAATGACGCGAGTGACACCTTCGTCGGATTAAAGTCCAACATAACAGATACGGCTTCTGCCGCTGCAAGTCTCTTACTTGATCTACAGGTAGGTGGATCTTCTGTAGCTACGGTATCCAAAGGTGGTATATTCAACTCCATTGGGACCAATACGGTTGCACCAGCGAGTGCTTCGAGTTCCTTTGGCAATTGGTATGGAACTACGGCGATGTTCTACGGATCAGCGATGATCACGATGACGGCGGCACGACTCGATCTTGGTGATATTGCCTTGCAATTTAATGGAGGGAATAGTGCCGAACTCAACCATGATGCCAATCACACCCTCGGGTTGAGGAATGACGGTAGTGCTCAGACATTTAATGTCTATTCGGATCTTGGTAACCTGACAAACTATGAACGTCTTTCGCTATCCATGGATACCAGCGGGAACGCCACGGTTGCAACCCAAGCGGGTGGCACTGGAAGTGTAGGTAATCTAATCCTTCTTCCCGGCACCGCGAAATCCGTAGAGATGGACAAGACGACCGAGGATATACCTTTTATAAACTTCAAAGCGACGGCAGATGGTGATGCGACTTCTGCGATTTCGACTTTGACAACTTCAGGAAGTGTTACTCATCATATTCAAATTTCATTGAATGGAACCCCCGCATGGATTCCAGTTTCAACTACAGACCCAAGCTAAACTAAATTAATATAAAGATAAAATAATGCCTACATTTACACTCACAATAAGCGATCTTTCCACCGATGATGATAAAGACGGTGCGCTTCATATCGTAAACAAAGAAAACAACCGGAGAGCCGCCCTGGATTCCCCAGAGGCTCCTTTGGATATTTCAACCGATGAGGCTTTACAGGCTTCCTATGTTGAAGTATGGAATACCAAAATAGCTCCCGAAGCTCATACGTCGTATATCAAGCAAGCGTTGTATAAATGGATCGACGATCAGGAAATCTTAAAGCGAACCATAATCTCATCCAAAGCTGAACGTAATGCTGCTGTAGCCCTATTGAAGAATATTCCGTAATATACTATGGTGTTTACCAATCCCAAAGCGTCGCCTATGCCAAAAACAAACAAACAACCACCCCCACAGCTAACACCCGTTGAAACCACAGGTCAAACCGTGGTTGACGATGGTATGTCTTCGGATGCTGCCCAGGATATAATCATGACGAATACCCAGGACAGTATCCTGTCATACCGTAAGCAAGCTGGACACCTACAACAACAGGCAGACGCTTTAAAAGCCCTGGCAGACCAGTTGGCTGAAGCCTACAATGTAATAGAGCCCTCCAGGATTGCCTTTAAG